CCAGCGCGACGTGCAGCTTCTCCAACGCCTCTTGCGCCTTCTTCATGACACCTCCTGCTCAGCCAGATAGTCTGCGTGGTCGTCCACGACCACCTGCCCGCGCCACATCGCGCGACCCTCGATCACCTCGCAGATCTCTGGCGGCAGCAGCCGCCCGTCCTTGAAGGTGAGCACGGCGAAGCCGGCGCAGGCCGGGCTGTAGCCGTTCTCCGCATACTCGAACTGGGGGCCGGTAGGCTCGGCCAGACAGCCGGTCTGCACGCCCCACCGGCGGCCGCGATAGTCGCCCCACGGCTTGACCTCAAGGATGTGCGTGTGGCCGGTCAGCATGCTGACGCCGCTCTTCAGCGTGTTGTTGTAGGCGCTATGCACGCCGTTGGCCTGCCGGTGCTTGACCATGACCGGGTGTTTGCTGGCGCGGTTGAGCCAGCACGACCACGTCAAGTCCCATTCTGGGAAGTGCTCGGCGAGGCGCATGCCCGGCAGCCCCTCGAACATCGGCACCTGCGTCGCGAGGCGGCGCTCGAAATTGAGTTCGTGGTTGCCGACCGTGTAGATCGACCGCACGCCCGTGCGCGCCGGCTTGGCCGCCATGCGCCAGCGGTGCAGTGCGTCCGTGACGCAGTCCAGCTCCTCCTTGACTGTCGGCCGGTGCTGCCAGCCGAACGGGTCGTGCCGGTTGGTGCTCGCGCCGTCCAGCCAGTCGCCGTTGGCGATGAGCATACGCACGGCCTTGCCGAGGTCGGCGGTCACCAGCAGCAGGGCCTTGAGGGCCGTGGTGTCGGGGCCGGGCCAGATGTGCGCGTCGGATCCGACCACGACGACGCCGTCGCGCATCTCGCAGTTGATCACCTTTTTGTACGTTGACCGGCTGATGGGGGACGTGGACGCCTTGACGGTGGGCAGATCGATGCCCTTGGCGGTCAGGGCGTTGCGCCGGGCGTAGATGTTGCGCTCGGAGGTGCCGAGCTCTCGGGCCACGGCGGCCGGGGAGAAGTTGCAACGCTCCCATGCGTCTATCAAAACTTCGTCGGGGATCGTGTCTTTGCGCGCGGCCATAAGCGTCCCTCTGTGCAAGGCTCGCTCGCGCCCTTAGCACAAAAATTGTTAATTAAAAATGTCTATTGCAATCGGCGATTGCATCTGCCACACAGACGGCCCATCAGCAAACGGAGAGACCGACATGAGCATCTGCGATATCCTCAACCCTTGGGGCGCGCTGCGCGAGGCCCGCTGGCTCGCCGCCAGTCAGAAGCGCGAGATCGAGGCCCTGTACGTCAAGCTCGGCGAGACCGAGCGCAAGGCGTCCAACTCCGCGACGGACGGCCTCGTCATCCGCGTCCTGCGCTCCAAGATCGAGCGTCTGGAGGACACCCTCAAGCAGGCGCACTTCCGCGACCCGAAGACCGGCCGCCTCGGCCCGAAGGGGGTGCGGAAATGATCGCCGAGGCACGCGAGGCCTTCGCCCAGCGCGATCGGCTGCAGGCCGAGCTGGACGCCGTCAACGCACGGCTGGTCAAGCTCAAGTCGCAATACATGCAGGAGACGCACATCTGGGGCATCCGGGATGAGCGCTTCCGTCACGAGATCAACAAACTGGAAGACGCATGACCAATCGAATTGACGCCATCAACCTCGCCATCAGCAAGGGCGGCGGCATCGTCCGCTTCGCCAAGAGCATGGGCGTGTCGCATCAGGCGGTCTACGCGTGGAAGCGCAGAGGCTGGGTGCCGGTGGAGAAGGCCGTCGTGATCGAGGCCGCCTACGGCGTCCCGCGCGATGACCTGATGAGCCCCGACCTCGTCCGCGCGCTTGCGGCCCCGAGTGCCAGCGCCGACCTGCTGTAACAGGAACACACCACATGCGTTACGGATCCGTTTGCAGCGGCATTGAGGCCGCGACAGCCGCGTGGCACCACATGGCTTGGGAACCCGCCTTCTTTTCGGAGATTGAGGCATTCCCCCGTGCAGTGCTGTCCCATCACTATCCTGAAGTCCCGCTGCACGGCGACTTCACGACAATTGAGAAGAACCAGTATGGCAAAATCGACCTCCTCGTTGGCGGCACACCCTGCCAATCCTTCAGTGTCGCCGGTCTCCGAGGTGGATTGGACGATCAGCGTGGTAACCTCGCCCTCGAGTTTTGTAGACTTGCTCAGCGTGAGCAGCCTCGTTGGATTGTCTGGGAAAACGTCCCCGGCGTCCTGTCATCGGGAGGAGGACGGGACTTTGGTTCCATCCTCGGGGCGCTGGAAGACCTCGGGTATGGCCTCGCGTACCGAGTGCTTGACGCTCAGTACTTCGGAGTGGCCCAGCGCCGCCGTCGTGTGTTCGTTGTCGGATACCTTGGAGACTGGCGACCTGCCGCAGCGGTTCTTTTTGAGCGCCACAGCATGTCAGGGCATCCTGCGCCGAGCCGAGAAGCGCGGCAAGACGCTGCCAGCGGCGCTGCAGCAGGCGCTGGAGAGCGTGGCGATGCCGGAGGGGAGCGACCTGCTGTAGACTGGCCCGCAAACGTAGCCTGCACCCTTGACACTGACTTCGCCAGCAAGTGGGGACAGAACAACCAGCACGTCAACGCAGGCTGCCCGCTATTCGTGCCTGACAGCGTTGGCACACTCCGCACCAAGCGCCCCGGCGAGGGCGGTGTGCAAGGCGACTTCGACCACATTGTGCCGGTGGTCAGCCCTGCTTTGAACACGCAGAGCGGATCGCATCACGCGCCGGACACAAAGGCATACGTGGCGTATCCGATCAGCAGCATGAATGCGTTCAGAAGTCCGGCTGCTGCGGCCAGCACTGGCCTTGGCGTTGGTCACGATGGTGAAGCGATGTACACGCTGACCAAAGAGCATAGCCGCGCGATTGCCTTTGCCCAGAACACACGCGATGAAGTGCGTCTGGTTGGCGGCGATGGGCAGATCGTTGGCGCACTAGCCGCGCAGCCGGGGATGAAGCAGACAAGTTACATCGCCTTCAGCAAAGGCGACCATGGAGCTGACGCAGGTGACAACATCTGCCCGACTATCCGCAAGGGTGGAGACGGCGGCGGCAACCCACCAGCGGTGGCCTACTCCATCATGCCGATGAACAGCGGCAAGGACTACAAGGCCCGCGAGACTGAGGTGGCGCAGCCGATCATGGCGGGAGGCCCAGTGAGTGGCAATCAGGGCGGCGACTTCGTCGTCACGCCGTTTGACACCACCCAGATCAGCAGCCCGCACAACTACAGCAACCCGCAATCCGGCGATCCGTGCCACCCACTGGCGGCGGGCGCGCATCCACCTGCGGTGGCGTTTGAAGCTAATATGTCTTTTGCAACTCCAGACACAAGCGGCGTCAATCCAACTTTAACGCGTCGGCATCACGCATCTGTAGCGATTGCATCCGCCGTCCGCCGCCTGACCCCGGTGGAGTGCGAACGGCTTCAGGGCTTCCCCGACAACTTCACCGGCATCCCGTGGAAGAAGAAAGGGCCAGAGCATTGTCCTGACGGCCCGCGCTACAAGGCGCTGGGCAACAGCATGGCGGTGCCGGTGATGCGCTGGATAGGCGAGCGCATCCAGATCGTCGACGATCTAATTTCACTGCTGTGAGCGAGGACGACATGGCCAGCGTCAGGGCAATTGCGCCCAAAATCCGCGCCGTTGAGGTGCCGGCGGAGCTGCGGCTGATCCCCGGCTGGCTCATCTGGCGCTTCGAGCAGTACCCCGACGAGATCAAGCCCCGCAAAGTGCCATACTGGACAAACGGCACGATCCGGCACGGCCAACAGGGCTCGCCGATCGACCGCGAGCGACTGACGACGTTTGCCGCAGCGCGCGACGCGGCCGCGCGCATGAACTACGAGGGCGTCGGCTTCGCGCCGCTGCCCGATTTTGGCTACACCTTCCTTGACTTCGACAACTGCGTCGGGGCGGACGGTGAAATACCGACCGAGATCGAGCGCATCATCGCCCGGACATATGCCGAGTTCAGCCCGAGCGGTAAGGGCATTCGCGCCGCCCTGAAGGGCAATCTGGGCAACCACAAGAGCAAGGTAGCGCCCGACCGCTACGGCTTTGAGACCTTCAGCTCCAGTGGCTTTGTGACCTTCACCGGCAACATCGTGGCCGGCTGTGAGCTGATCGGCCTTGGGAACACGGTGGCTGGGGTTGACCAGCACGTCATCGACCTGTGCGAGCGCCGCTTCGGCGGCTCCCTCATCAACAACGTCGTTGACCCCGACGACTTCATGGCCGGCCGCGAACCGCGACTGGGCCTGACGCCCGAGCGCATGCACGAGCTGGTCTATAGCCTCGATCCGAACATGGGCCGAGAGGAATGGATCAAGGTCGGGATGGCCCTGCACCACGAGTGCGACGGCGACGACACCGGCTTCGAGCTGTGGGACGAATGGTCGCAGGACGGCTACACCTATGTCAGCACCGAGGCCATGCGCGGCCAGTGGGACAGCTTCGAGCGGCGCAAGGGATCGAACCGCCGCCAAGTCACCATGGCCTCGGTGATGAAGATGGCCAAGGAGGCCAACCGCGCGGCCGAGCCACCCAGCCGGGAGGAGGTGCTGGCCAAGGCCGAGGCGATCATGGCTGAGCTGCCGACGAAGAGCCTCGGCCGCTTCGGCCCGGTGCCGATCTACGACCTGACCCAGCGCGAGCCGATGGGTTGGCTGATCAAGGGCGTGCTGCCGAAGGCCGAGCTGGGCATCCTGTTCGGCGCGTCTGGTAGCGGCAAGACGTTCGTCGCCCTCGACCTCGCCTTCGCGATCGCGCGCGGCAACGCGTGGCGCACCCGGCGTACGGCCAAGGCGCGGGTGGTGATCATCGCCGCAGAAGGCGGCTCCGGCCTCGGCAAGCGCGCTCAGGCCTACGCCCAGCACCACAACTTCGACCTGCACGGCCTGCACGGCCTGCACGTCATCACGGCCGCGCCGAACTTTCTGGACGGGGACGACATCTCCGAAGTCATCGCCGAGATCAAGAACCTCGGGCCGGTCGATCTGATCATCACCGACACGCTGGCGCAGGTAACGCCCGGCGCGAACGAAAACACGTCAGAGGACATGGGCCGGGCGCTGGGCAACATCAACCTGCTGCACGACGCCACCGGTGCCATGAACCTCGTCGTCCACCACGCCGGCAAGGATCTCAGCAAAGGCTCGCGCGGCTGGTCTGGCCTGAAGGCGGCCGCCGACGTGCAGATCGAGGTGCTGCGCCACGAGAACGGCGACCGCGAGATCGTGATCGAGAAGATGAAGGACGGCGAGGACGGCTTGCGCTGGGGCTTCAAGCTGGAGACCGTCCTGCTGGGCCTCGACGACGATGGCGACGACATCACGAGCTGCGTCGCGGTCGAGGTCGATATCCGCCCGCCGGCAGCCACCGACGACAAGAAGAACGTGAAGCGTCGCGGCCGCCTTGAGACCCACCTGCTGGAGGTGATGACCCTGTTCCCGGCGGATGCAGTTATTCGCGCCGAGGATCTGATCCGCAAGGCTTGCGATACTTTACCACCACCCGAGGCCGGCAAGCGCGACATCCGTCGCCAGTCTGTTGTCCGGGCAATTCAGGCACTTAGCAAGGAGAAGGACGGCCCACTGCGGATGGAAAACGGGATTGTAATTTTTTACGAATAAGGGCTTGCAATGCGAGATTGATAAGTCCATATGGGTATGTATCAGCAACCCCAAGGAGAGACCCACATGGCTACCCAGCCCAACACCATCGACCTCGCCGCTTCGGTCGTCGACCGCCTCGGCAACATCAAGGCCCAGATCGCCGAACTGAAGGCGGTCGAGGCCAACCTGATCGCGCTCATCGTCAACACCGGCGACACCGCCATTGACGGCAGCCTGTTCCGCGCCACGGTGTCGGAAGTGGCCGAGCGCCAGTCGCTCGACGCCAAGGCCGCCGAAGCCAAGCTCCGCGAGCTGGGCGTGGACGGCCGTTGGTTCAGCAAGAACCAGAAGGTAGCCAAGGGCTACACGACCGTGAAGGTCGTGGCGCGCAAGGCCTGATCATGATCAAGGCAGCCAACTTTTACAAGCTCGGCAAGGGCCGCGCGGTGGTTCAAATTGAGATCATCGACGCGGGCCGCCGCACCCACCTGTGTGAACACGCCGTCGAGGGCAAGCGCGAGGCCCGCCTTGTTGCCGCCCAGTACAACGCTGAACCATGGAACTTTTGAGGGGAGACGAAAGATGAACGACCGGAACTACTGGCGCACCTGCGAGATGTTTGACCTGATCGAGGCCGCCTTCGAGAGCGACAACGAGCTGGCCATCGTGCTGGCTGAGCGTCTGGAAGACATGGACACCGAGGCGCAGGAGGCGCTGGCCGACTGGAGGCAGCGCGCCGAGGACTTGCAGATCGACTGCACCCAACTCGACGACAAGGTCTACGAACTGCGCGCCGAGATCGAGAAACTGGAACTGATGATCGCAGAACGCGATCGCATCATTGAGGAGCTGAAGAATGTATAAGATCGAGATCACCGCCGACACGCTCGCTGAACTGGCCGGTAAGGTCATGTCGCTGGCCGTCAAGCTGCACCCCACCGCAGATGTCGAACGCGCCTACGCGCCGCCGGCCGAGCCCGTTGAGATCAACCCGGTTGCGCCCGCAGCACCTGCGCCTGTGGTCGAGGCTCCTGCGCCTGTGGTCGAGGCTCCTGCACCCGTGGCCGATGCACCTGCGCTCAGCTTCGAGCAGGACGTGGCACCGGTGGTGCTGCGCGCCGTGGCCACGAAGAGCAAAGCATTCGTCGAGGGCGTCATGACCGAGTTCGGCGTGGCACGCGCCTCGCAACTGGACGCATCGCGCTGGGCCGAGCTGATCGACCGTCTGGAGAGCCCCTTCTGATGGCACACGCAAAACTCAGCCCGTCGGGAGCGCATCGCTGGATGCGCTGCCCCGGCAGCGTCGCCCTCGAGGCGGCATTCCCTGACCAGAGCAGCTCCTACGCCGCCGAGGGTACGCTGGCGCACACGCTCGCCAGTGAGTACCTCGACGGCAGCGGTAAGCACCCGTCGCAGCGCGTCGGCGAGCAGCACGACGTGGACGGCTACATCTTCACCGTTGACCAGACCATGGCCGACTACGTGGACGATTACTGCCGCCTCGTGCGCGACTACGGCGAGCGCGGCCTGTTGCTGGTCGAGCAGCGCGTGCCGATCGGCCACCTCACAGGCGAGCAGGGTGCCACCGGCACCAGCGACGCTATCGTCGTGGACACGGCCAACCGCGTGCTGACCGTGATCGATCTCAAGTACGGCATGGGCGTCAAGATCGATGCCGATAGCGAGCAGTTGAAGATGTACGCTCTGGGCGCACTGGAGCAGTGCGACCAGCTCGGCGAGTTTGACGATGCTTGCATGGTCATCCACCAGCCACGGCTCAACCACGTCTCCGAGCACTGGCTGCCGGTCGCTGACCTGCGGGCCTTCAAACAGCAAGCCGCCGAGGCGGCTGAAGCCGCGCGCCAGCCTGACGCACCGCTCGTGCCGGGCGAGAAGCAGTGCCGCTTCTGCAAGGCGAAGTCCACGTGCCCGGCGTTGCGCGCCGAGGTGAGCGAGATCGTCAGCGGGTCTGCCACCCTCGATGATTTCCTCACGCCGGACATGACGACGGGCGACAACTATCTGTCGATGGCCATGTCGAAGGTGGAGCTGGTCGAGCAGTGGTGCTCGGCCGTCCGCGCCGAGGTCGCGCGCCGCCTGCTGGCCGGGCAGTCGGTCGATGGCTTCAAGTTGGTCGAGGGCAAGCGCGGCAACCGCAAGTGGAACAGCGACGCCGAGGTCGAGGCCCTGTTCAAGAGCTTCCGGCTGCGGCAGGATGAGATGTACGACTACAGCCTGATTTCGCCGACCAAGGCGGAGAAGCTGCTCAAAGACACACCCAAGCGCTGGGAGCGGGCACAGGCCCTGATCTCCCGCGCCGAGGGCAAGCCATCTGTGGCACCCGCCACGGATAAGCGGCCAGCACTGGCCGTTCAATCGGTCGCGGATGACTTTCGCGATTTAACTGCAAACTGAAAGTGAACAAAATGGCTACACGTATCATGCTCAAGGGCGTCACTCTGTCGTTCCCGGCGATTGCCGAGCCGCAGGCGTTTGGTGAAGGCGACCCGGCTTACGGCGCAAAGTTCGCCATCAAGCCGGACAGCGAACACCAGAAGGCCATTGAGGCCGCCATCCTCGCCGAAGCTACCGAGGGGTGGAAGGACAAGGCCGCCAGCGTCCTGAAGATGCTGGAAGAGGACGGCAAGGTCGCCTTCGTCAAGAAGGTCTACCGCAGCAAGAAGACCGGCGAAGCCTATCAGGGCTTCGAGGGCATGCACTACCTGTCCACCCGCAACGCCAAGACCCAGCCGAGCGTCTATGATCAGTATCGCGAGAAACTCACGACCAAGGGCGAGATCGAGAGGCAGGCGCACAGCGGTGCCATCGTGGACGCCTCGCTGGAAGTGTGGTTGCAAGACAATAAATGGGGCCGCCGCATTAACTGCTCGCTGCGCGGCATCATGCTGACCGGCGAGGGCGAGAACCTCGGCGGCGGTTCGTCGGCGGCATCGGCCGACGAGTTCTCAGCACCGGCCAAGCCGGCTCCCGACGCGGCCGACTTCCTGTGAGCGAGGAGGGACACAACAGCGCAGGCGAGCAACTGCGCCTCCTGATCGAGCGCATTGAGACGCTCGAAGGGGAGAAGCGGGGCGTCGCGGACGACATCAAGGACATCTACACCGAGGCCAAGGCCCGTGGGTATGATGCCAAGATCCTCCGCGAGGTCGTTCGTCTCCGCAAGATGGCCAATGACGATAGGAACGAGCACTTCGCTTTGCTCGACACCTACGCAAAGGCTATTGGCATGGATCTCCTGTAGGTCTATAGAACCGGCGCGCCTGCCCTGTTTCTCCCCATTGGCGGGGCAGGCGCGCCTCTGTTCTGGTGAGCCGCGCGTGGGTGCGGGGTCTCCTGCGTTGCTGATACACGAAGCGCGCGGCTCTCCCGAACAGAGGAGTATCAGCATGAAACGTACCATCCCCGAAATCCGTGAACTGATCGCCGCTCTGACCGAGGAGAGCAAGACGCTCGCCCGGCGGCAGATGTACATCGCCACCAAAATCCAGCAGTTGTCGGAGGAGACGCGCCGTCGCTCCCACACGCGTGCGCCATCCACCAGCCGCCGCGTGACGAAGCTGGTGCGCGTGTCCGTGCGGCGGATGGCGGAGGCCAACCCCGACATGCCGCAGCAGGCCATCGCCGAGGCGCACAGCATCAACATCGGCCGCGTCAGCGAGATCCTGCACGGCACGCGCTGATGCCCACCCTGTACCTCGATCTCGAAACATTTTGCGAAACCAAGATCACCTACGGCGCGTACCGCTATGCGGAGGATGCCGAGGTGATGCTGGTGGCGTGGGCGTGGGACGCCGAGCCCGTGAGCGTCTGGGACACGCAAGACATGCCGCTCTGGCGTGATGCGCTCCAGACGATGGTCAACGTGGCCGACGACATCGTGATCCACAACAGCAACTTCGACCGCACCGTCCTGCGCGAGCAGGGCGTCCACATCCCCGTGGAGAAGGTCATCGACACGATGGTGCTGGCCCTGCAGCACAGCCTGCCCGGCTCTCTGGGCCAGATCTGCGACGTGCTGCACGTGCCGCAGGACAAAGCCAAAGACAAGGCAGGCAAAAAGCTGATACACTTGTTGACGAAGCCGAGGCCCAGCAACGTCAAGATACGGAGAGCCACCCGTGACACACATCCCGCCGAGTGGGCCGCCTTCGTCGAGTACGCCCGGCTGGATGTGGACGCAATGCGAAGCGTACTTGGACGACTGCCATCATGGAACGATAGTGGTCGTGAGCGGCTCCTGTGGCAGTGTGATCAAAGAATTAATGACCGTGGTGTCGCCGTTGACCGAGAGTTTGCACGAGCAGCTCTACGAGCTTTCGATCGAGCTGGACGATCTCTGGCCACTCGTGCAGCCGATCTGACCGGTGGCAGCGTCACGTCCGCCACGCAGCGCCAGCGCCTGCTCGACCACCTCAAGGACGCCCACGGCTTCGAGACCGAGGATCTGACGCGCGCCACGCTCGGCAACCTGCTCGACGGAGACCTCGACCCGCAGGTGCGCGAGCTGCTGGAGATCCGCCAGCAGGCGGCCGCGACGAGCCCGGCCAAGTACAGTGTGCTGCTCAACGCCACGAACAAGGACGGCCGCCTGCGCGGCCTGATCCAGTTCTGCGGCGCGGCGCGCACTGGGCGTGACGCCGGCCGCCTGTTCCAGCCGCAGAACCTGCCGCGATCGCCCGACTGGTTCGACGACGACGTGCAGGCGACGACCGTGGCCGCCATGAAGGCCGACTGCGAGCACCTGATCTGGGACAACGTCAGCGAGCGCTGCGCCTTCGCCGTGCGCGGCGCGCTGGTCGCCCCCGAGGGCACCAAGCTGGTCATCGCCGACCTGTCGAACATCGAAGGCCGCGTGCTGGCGTGGCTGGCCGGCGAGGACTGGAAGGTCGCCGCGTTCAAGGCCTACGACCGGGGCGACGGTCACGACCTGTACAAGGTCACCGCCGGCCGCATCCTCGGCAAGGATCCGGGCCTCATCACCAAGGCCGAGCGCCAACTGCAGGGCAAGGTGCCCGAGCTGGCGGGAGGCTATCAGGGCGGCGTCGGCGCGTATCGCAAGATGGGCGGCAAGGTGTTCGACGCGATGACGGACGAGGCCATCCAAGAGATCGTCTCGGCGTGGCGCAAGGCGCACCCATGCACGCGCAACCTGTGGTACGACATGGAGGCGGCCGCGCGCAGCGCCATCAACAAGATGGGCGAGAGCTTCGCCGTGCGCGACCTGATCACGTTCGACGTGAAGCCGGACGGGCAGGGCATCGCGTGGCTGCGGATGAAGCTGCCGAGCGGCCGCTACCTGTGCTACCCGCGCCCGGAGGTGTCGGCCAGCGGCAGCCTGTCCTACGAGGGCATGAACCAATTCACCCGCAAGTGGGAGCGCCTCGACACGTACGGCGGCAAGCTGGTCGAGAACGCCGTGCAGGCCATCGCCCGCGACGTGTTCATGTCCGGCATGCTGCGCGCCGAGGAGGCCGGCTACAGCGTCTGCATCCGCGTGCACGACGAGCTGGTCTGCGAGACGCCGGACGAGCCCACATACACCAGCGAGGGGTTGGCGGCGCTCATGTCCACCAACCCGAGCTGGTCGGCAGGCCTGCCGCTTGCCGCCGCCGGCTTCGAGGCGTATCGTTACCGCAAGGACTGACATGAACACCGGCAGCGCATCCCTACCCCACCACCAGTACGTCTGGGTTGATCGGTCGTTCATCCGCGAGGGCGGTGAGGGCTTTGAGCCGGCCGTGTGGTTCGGTTTGCATTCGCACCCCAGTAGGGCGTGGGGCTGTACGGTAATGCTTGAGTGTGGTGCCGTGTTCAGAAATCTGCCCCCACACGCCCTCGCGTTCAGCGCCGAGCCGGACGACTGGACACTGCCACAGGCCCAGATGTGGGATTGCTACGGCCGGGACTTCTCGCTCTTGAGCTACACGTTTCTCAGTGGGCTGCAGGCGCACAGCACGGCCGGCATCCTGTGCGACTATTTGTTCACGGCGGTGCCCATCGGCGACGGCTACAGCGAGCACCCGAGCCAGAGCAAAGAGTTCATGTTTATGCGGACAAAAGGTGAACGCTTGTTGATCCTGCCGACCAACAAGCTGCGCTTCATCGACAAGAGCTTCACCGTCGAGGGCGAGCGGCCGAGGCTGAAGCTGGCCGACACGGTGTGGAGCTGCGAGGAGCAGTGACGCCCGCCGGCAAGCTGCAGGAGCACCTGAAGCGCGTCGTCCAGAAGAGCGGCGGTCAGTACCGCAAGGCGCGCTGGGAGGGCCGCCGGGGCTGCCCTGACTGCTTCATCTGGTGGACGTGGCCGCGCGCCGCCTTCATCGAGATCAAGGCCGACGACGATCGGCTCAGCGGCCACCAGCAGCGCGAGATCGAGCGCATGCGCGGCGACGGCGTGCCGGTGTTCATCGCGCGGTCGATTGAGGACATCGACGAGATCGTCGCCCTATTAAAATAAGTAGTTGCAACTTGGCGTTGTTGCAATGTATAATGTTCATGTCAGCAACGAAAAGGAGACACTGACATGGAACCCGATCGCACCACCTTCGCCCACTTCTTCAGCCTGCCCCGCGCGCCAAGCCCGGTGCCGAAGGCCGACCCCAACGCGCCACGCTTCAGCATCCATCGCAGCCATCGCGGCAAGGTGCTGGCCGAGGCCGACACCGAAGAGCGCGCCATCCAGTTGGCCGTGGCGCTGGGCGTCGAGCATGTCCGCGACCGCCACGCGCCGCTGAACCAGCGCTGGTGCACGATGTGGGAGGGCAAGCTGGATCGGCCCCTCTGACGGCAACCGGGGCGGCCTTCGGGTCGCCCCAAACTTTTTTGCATTTGGGGGTTGCAATCATACGTTGCACGTGCGAATAGAGTGCATCAGCAACGGAGACCCTGACATGCAGATCGTCATCAACACCAACTACGACCTGACCCCCGCCGGCAAGCGCGTCGCCCGCGTCGTCCAGACCTCGCGCGGTGGCCGTCAGCTTCGCTGGTATGTCGGCGGCCGCCTGTACTGGAAGGGCGCTCCGTCCGAGCACACCGCCGAGTGGCTCGCAGGCGAAGGTGGCCCGCTCCACCGGCCGCAGCCTTGGGAAGCACTGTAATTATCAAGGGGGCTTCGGCCCCCTTCACTTTTCCTGTTGCAATGCCTGATTGCACGTGCCATAAACTGTGCATCAGCAACGGAGACCGACCATGTGCCAGACCTGCAACAACCCCGCCCACGACGACCTGAACGACGATGTCTTCGACATCTTCGGCCTGACCGCCCCCGCCGCCGCGCCCGCGCCCGTCGCATTCGACACCGTGCTGGCCGACGCCCAGATCGCCAACACCCGCCAGTTCAAGGAGACCTGCCCGGCCTGCCGTGGCAGCGGCGTGTTCCGCAGCTACAGCGGCCGCGTCGTCGGCGACTGCTTCAAGTGCAAGGGCAAGGGCGTGCAGTTCTTCAAGACCAGCAGCGACGACCGCGCCAAGGCCCGTGGCGCTGCTGACGCCCGCAAGGCGAAGGCCGCCAACAGCGCCGCCGAGCAGGCCACCGCGTGGCTCGAAGCCAACCCGGTCGAGGCCGCTTGGATGCGCCAGCCGGTCACTGGCGACTTCACCTTCCACGCCGACATGCTGGCCGCGCTGGTCAAGTACGGCAGCCTGACCGAGCGTCAGGAAGCCGCTGTCCGCAACGCCGCCGCCAAGAGCGCCGCCCGCAAGGCCCAGTGGGCTGCCGAGAAGGCCGGCCGCGACGCCACCGCGCCCGTCCTGACCATGGACAAGATCCGCGCCGGCTTCGACAGCGCCGTCCGTCACCTCAAGCGCCCGAAGCTGCGTATCGCCAACGTCCAGTTCTCGCTGGCCCCGGCCACCGGCCGCAACGCCGGTGCCATCTACGTTGTGCGCGCCAGCGACGACACCTACCTCGGCAAGATCACGCAGGATGACAAGTTCATCACCTCGCGCGACTGCACCGCCGCCGACAGCGAGACTGTCGCCCGCGTCGCCGCCGACCCGGCCGCCGCCGCCACCGCCCACGGCCACGAGTTCGGCCAGTGCTCGTGCTGCGGCCGCGAGCTGACCAACCCCGAGAGCGTCGCTCGCGGCATCGGCCCCATCTGCGCTGAGCGGTGGGGCTGGTGACCTTCAAGCCGCACGACTACCAGAAGGAGGCCCTCGCGCACCTGTACAAGGAGCGCAGGGCCGCCCTGTGGATGCCCATGGGCGGCGGCAAGACCGTCACCACCCTGACGGCACTGGAGGCGCTCTCCGTGGTCGAGGACGTGTACCCGGTGCTGGTGCTGGCACCGCTGCGCGTGGCGCGCTCAACGTGGCCGGACGAGGTCAAGAAGTGGCCGCACCTGTCGCACCTGCGCGTCAGCGTCATCACCGGCACGCCGAAGCAGCGGCAGGCGGCGCTTGACACGCCGGCCGACATCTACACGACCAACTACGACAACCTCGTCTGGCTGCGCGAGGCGCTCGGCGACGCGTGGCCGTTCATCACCGTGGTCGCCGACGAGTTCACCCGGCTGAAGAGCTTCAGGCTGCGTCAGGGCGGCTCACGGGCGCGTGCGCTGGGTCAGGTGGCCCACACGCACGTCACGCGCTTCATCGGCCTGACAGGCACCCCTGCGCCCAATGGCGTTAAAGACCTGTGGGGTCAGTCGTGGTTTTTGGACAAGGGCCTGCGTCTGGGCCACACCTTCTCCGCCTTCAGCGAGCGCTGGTTCCGCAAGGGCTACGACGGCTACAGCCTCGTGCCGTACGACCACACGCAGGAGGAGGTGCAGGAGCGGCTCAAGGACATCTGCCTGACCGTGCGCGGCCTGCCCGTCGATGAGCCCATCACCAGCCCGATCTACATCGACCTGCCGCCGGCGGCGCGCCGCGCGTATGACGAGATGGAGGAGGAGATGTACACGATCCTCAACAGCGAGGGCGTGGAGGCGGCCAACGCGGCGGTGCGGACGCAGAAGTGCTTGCAGCTCGCCAACGGGGCGCTGTACACCGACGAGTACGGCAACTGGGAGGCGGTGCACGATGCCAAGTTGGAGGCGCTGGACAGCGTCATTGAGGAGGCCAATGGCGCGCCCGTCTTGGTGGCCTACAATTTCAAACACGACTTGGCCCGGCTACGCAAGCGCTACCCTAAAGGCCGGGTGCTGGACGCTGACCCTGATACGATCAAACAGTGGAACCGGGGGGAAATCGAACTACTTTTCGCTCACCCTGCATCGGCGGGCCACGGCCTGAACCTCGCGGACGGGGGCAACATCCTCGCCTTCTACGGGGTCAACTGGAACTTGGAAGAGCACATGCAGATCATTGAGCGCATCGGGCCGATGCGGCAGGCGCAGGCCGGCTACGATCGGCCGGTGTTCGTCTACCCGATCCTCGCCCGCGACACGGTGGATGACCTCGTCATGGATCGTCTCACGTCGAAGAAGAGCACGCAGGAAATTTTATTGGAAGCGATGAAAGCTCATGCCCGAAAGTGAAACAAGCAAAGCTCGCCGCAGTGAGTTGGCTAAAAAGAAATACACTTTGGAGCCCGAGGCGCACCGCGCGTATGCCAGAGCGCAATACAAAAAACACAAGGAAAAAAAGCGAGAGGCAAACGCCGAGTACCGCGCCAAAAACAGGGAGCGCATCCGCGCTCAGCAAAAAGAATGGCGTGACGCAAACAAAGACGTATTAAAACGGAACAATCTCAAACTTGCGTGCTTCACACCCGAATTGCTAGAGGAATTGTTGGTTTTCCAAGAATACAAATGTGCCATATGCGGAGACGATCTTAAGGAGAGACCATCAAAACACACCCATGCGGATCATTGCCATCTTACCAAAACACCGCGAGGGATACTGTGTACGCAGTGCAACACGGGCATTGGCCTTCTCAAAGACGATCCCGATAGATTGCGAAAAGCGATTGAGTACCTTGAACAACCACCAATTTTGAAGATGAAGCGGAGGAAGAAATGAGCTACACCTGTTCGGTATGCAACAAAGAGCACGACAAGATCTCGGGGGTCATGGCCTGCGTCCATTCGCATGAGCCGGCCCCGCTGACGGGCGGCAGCACCGACTACTACAAGGTGCGCGTCGATCGGCCCACGTCCGGCGGCGAGCCGTACACGGCCGAGTGCAACGACATCATCGAGGCGCTGAACATGGAGTACGACGTGGCCAACGCCTTCAAGGCGGCGTGGCGCGTCGCGGCGCTGCGGCAGGGCCGGGGCAAGCCGGGGCAGGACAGCGCGGTCTACGACGGCGAGAAGATCGTATTCTTCGGCCAGCGGATCATTGAGAGGAGCAAGTGATGGAAGCTAAATACATGCCGCTGATCAGCCCGAAGCGTACGAGCATAGCCATGGCCCGCGCGCTGGATAATTTCCAGATACACTGTTCGCTTAAAGGCATCGGATGTGCCTCGGAACAGGAGATCAGGGACTACATCAGTGAACGCTTTGGCCCGGAATTGGCAGCTAAGTTTAAGACTTCTTATCTAGTCCCTGTACCCTCAGATCGTCGATAAACCGCAAAACGTCATCGGTGACTATGAGCTTCTGCGGTTTCAACTGGAACGAGCGGAGCGGAGAGGCTACCCCCTTGTTCACGCCCACCGGGAAGTCAAACGGCGTTTTGTAGCCGTATTGCTTCATCAATTCGGGAAACAGTGAAAGCGCACCGAGGTTTTCTTCCTTTAGGCGGGCGAGCCCTTGGCCGGGAACCCCGCTGCGGTACGCCGGGTTTTTGCTCTCCGATAAACCAAAGCGGGTGTCTACCTCGCCCAAGTTACGAAGCGCCAACATCGGCGCACCGAGCTGATCCAGATCGGTGGTGCCGTAGACAGCTTCACCGGTGCCGAGGCCGCCACGATCACGGTAGCGATCCATGAGTTTGTTGAGCTGCCCTCGACGCTTTCCGGCGGCGCGCATGAACGTCATGTAGGCGTTGGGGTCTTCGAAGTCTGTCCACTCAGGCAGGATGCTTCGAATGTCTTTTGCCAATAACGCCTTTTCCGGTGCGTCTAAGGCCGTGTCTGCATACGCGTATTGCAGGCCGCGTGGGTGATGTGAAAACAGCGAAGACAGCGGCCCCATCGTAAACGGGGCAAGGATGGTGGGTTTCCCGGTTTCCCGTTCGAGTTCCATCGCTGCGTTTCGGATTGCTTTTGCGTTGGCCGTGTCTGCTGCCCACACCTCGCCGGGGTTCTCGAACATAAACCCTTGACCGCCCTGCCGAGAGAAGGGCTGGCGCAAACGCACACCGTTGACCGCAAGAACCTCGTCGCCCGCAGCCGCTAAGTCAGACATTGTCGTGAGGATGCCGCGACCCTCTAGGTCAAAGATGCTTTTGGTCTGGGGCTCTTCAAGCGCACGCGGCTGGATCTCCAGCTCTAGATCGCGGATCTTTTGCTGCTCCCTCTTTCGCTTCTCAATGCGCGGATCGGTCGCCACCTGCGCTGGCTTCACGGTGTAAGCCGACGGGCGCGGCGGCGCGGCGTTGGGCTTGCCTGCGTCCATGAACTGTTTAGCCATTGCCTGCCACTCGGCCAGCGGCGCGTTACTATCGACGTAATTGGCTACGCGACGCGCCATCTCCGGGCCGTATTCCCGATCGATCAAAGTCGCCGGGTTGATCGGTGCCGCTACCCGTGCCGCAGCCTTTTTGGTCGCGGCCTTCTTGGCCCCCTTCACCGCCAGCTTGCTGACAATGCCCATTACACTCGGCCTCCAACCGCGAACTCTCGCATGGCTTTAACAACGTCGCTGTGCGTCGTGACTTCGTCGCCAGCCTTGTCCCATATAGAATGATGCGCGAGGTGTTGATAGTAGGGGCGCAGCTCTTCCGGCAACGCGAGATCAAGCGCGCTCTGGCGGGCTGACAGGCGCTCGACGCCTTCGACACCGCCGGCACCGCCGCGCCGGGCGATAAACTTGGACGCCTCCTTGGTCGGACGCCCGGTGTTGAGAATGATCTGGCGGGCGTCGAGTGTCGGCTGATCGCCGCGCCCGAGCAGGGAAGCCAAGAAGCCGGATTTGCTCGGGCCGATGCCCTTAACGTCCTTTGTGAACTTTCGCCATTCGTCTGGGGAGCTTGCCATCTCGCGGCCGGCTGCGACAAGATCCGAGACCTGCGACTGCCGACCGGGCAGGTTCAGCGCGGCCCACTCGAGCGCATTCCGCAGATCGTTTTGCTTCCCGAAGGGCTTCATCTGGGCGACGGCGTCGCCGATAGCGTTAGGGGACAGCCGGCCGTACTGCGCGGCCTCAAGGTAAGCCTGACCGGCAGGCGTCCCGAGCCACTCACCGAACGCGCCTTCTGGGCGCACTTTGCCCGTCACGTCTTCGGGCAGCCGCAGGCCGGCACGGCGCAGTTTCTCCGCTTCCACCGCCTGACGCTGGATGCTCGCTCGGGTGACGGTGAACGCCTTGATGAGATCGCGAGCCGACAGACCGCCAGATGCCGCACGGCCGGCCTGATCAGCCATGAAGCGGCCGAAGTCGAGGACGTGCTCCGGTATGACTGAAAGGCCTCCCAGCTTTTCATACACCTCAGACATGGGTGACCACTGCCAGTCCGCGTTCACGGTGGCTTCGGGATCGATATACTCCACGATTTTGCGCGGCGGCGGCATC